GGGCGACGTGGTCGGCCTCCTGCAAGAGCGTGGGTTTGACCCGCAGACGAAAACACACATCCATCCCAGCACCCTCAAGGCCTTTGTGAAGGAACGTCTTGAGAACGGTAAGCCGATTGACCTCGATATGTTCGGGGCCTTCGTCGCCAACGCTGCAGAAATCCGGAGAAAAGCATGACTACCGCAGTTGCAAAAGCAAAGACCACAGCCGTATCGACCGACGTGCTCGACGACATCTTCGACTATGCCGGAGAAGGCGCTGCCTTCGACAGCTCGGAGATGCAGATCCCGTTCGTTCGCTTGCTGCAGGCATTGAGCCCGCAGCTCAACAAGAAGAAGTCGGAGTACATCGAGGGCGCATCCTCGGGTGACGCGTTCAACAACGTGACCAACCAGTACTGGGATGGCGAAGCAGGTCTCACTGTGATCCCCTGCTTCCAAACCACCAAGTATCTGGAGTTCACACCGCGCGACATGGGCGGCGGGTTCCGTGGGGAGATCCCCTCGAACAGTCCCTTCCTCCAGCAGACCACCCGCTCTGGTTCCAAGGAGATCCTGCCCAATGGCAACGAGCTGGTTAAGTCGGACCAGCACTTCTGTCTGATCGTCGAGGACGACGGCAGCTTCCAGCCTGTGGTCGTGGACATGAAGTCCACCCAGCTGAAGGTCAGCCGCCGCTGGAAGACGCAGATCGCAATGCAGAAGGTGAAGCACCCGACCACCGGCGAGATGAAGACCCCGCCTGTGTTCGCGACGATGTGGAAGCTGCGCTCTGTCGAGGAGTCCAATGACCAAGGTTCGTGGTCCAACTGGACTGTCGAGAAGATCGGGCTTGTCGAGAACCGCGACCTCCTGATGGAAGCAAAGTCTTTCCGCGACAGCATCATGGCTGGCGAGGTGAAGGCTGCTGCTGAAGACCACGGCAATGGTGGTTCTGCAAATCAAGGCGAAGAGATTCCGTTCTGATTTGCCGGGGGCGGTTCAAAACCGGACCGCCCCCAACCCTTTCGTCATGGAGAAACAAGTATGTCGCAAGCAAGGCGGTTGCTTGAGGCTTTCCACGGCTCTGACGTTGCGCATGGTAGAACAATCGTTGGCAAGCAGGGTCGCAATGGGAAGGTCGAGGCAAAGAGCAGCGTTGTTCGAGAGACGCTAACAGAAGAACGGATGCAAGAGCATCTCGATGGGAAGGTTGGTATAGGCGCCATCCCCATCAACGAAGCAAACGAGTGCCGCTGGGGCGCTCTAGATATTGATACATACCCTTTGGATCTTGTGGCTCTGAACGCGGAGATCGTTCGTCGCAAGATGCCTTTGATCCTGTGCCGCTCGAAGTCGGGTGGCGCACACCTGTTCCTGTTTCTAAAAGACTTTGAGCCCGCTGCGATTGTACGGGAGTATCTGCGAGAGATGTCTGTAGCCCTTGGCTTCAGCGGGTGCGAGATCTTTCCGAAGCAAGACACCATCCTTGCGGAGCGCGGAGACGTAGGCAACTTTATCAACCTGCCGTACTTCGACTCGGAGAACACAACCCGGTACGGTCTGAACGGCAGGGGCGAGGGCATGGAGCTTGAAGAGTTCCTGAGCCTTGTGGCTTTGCAGCGGGTGTCGTTGGCCGAGCTGAACGCACTGGACTTTGCTGGGGAGCGTAAGCATTTCACCGACGGGCCGTACTGCCTTGAGGTGATCGCGGCCCGAGGTCCGATAACCGAGTTCCGCAACATCACGCTCTTCGCCATTGGCGTGTACTGCCGGATGAAATGGCCGGACGATTGGAAGTCACATCTTGAGGAGTACAACCGGACGTTGTGTTCCCCGGCGCTCGATGCGACGGAGGTGGTCAACATCATCAAGTCGCTGGAGAAGAAGGAATACTTTTACCAGTGCGAGGTGTGCCCGCTCAAGGATCACTGCGACAAGAACATCTGCAAGAGTCGGCCCTTTGGTATTGGCAACAGTGCGCCTGACATGCCTGTGCTCAGTGGCCTGACGATCCTGTTGTCTGAGCCGCGCCTGTACTTCCTCGACATTGACGGCCGCCGCCTGCAGCTATCCGTCGAGCAGCTACAGAATCCAATGCTGTGGCAGAGGGCGTGTATGGAACAGCTGGATATAATGCCGCCGACGATCAAGCCGTCGGTGTGGCAGCAGACAGTCAACACCCTGATGTCCGAGTCCGTGAAGATTGAGGTGCCAGAGGAGCTGACCGTACGCGGCCAGTTCACCGAGTTGGTTCGGCTGTACTGCACCAGCCGGATCCGGGCGACAGCACCGGAAGAGGTGGAGCTTGGCAAGCCATGGACCGAGGGCGGACGCACGAAGTTCACGATGGGTGGCCTTGAGCAGTTCCTCAAGAACCGGGGCTTTGTTGCCTACACCCGTGCCCAGATACAGGAACAGATCAAACAGATGAACGACGGCGGGGAATATCACGGCCACCTAAACCTACGGAAGGACGGGAAGAAAACAACGACCCGTGTCTGGTGGGTGCCGGAGTTCCAAGAACCAGAAGTCGATCTCCAAACAGAGGAAGCAAACTATGACGTCCCCTTCTGATAACTTAATGCGGATCAGCGAGGTCGCGACATGGCTAAACGTGTCGAAGACCACGATCTACAAATGGGTGCGGGAAGACCGCTTCCCCCCGCCGATTATTCTTGGAGACCATGCCAGCCGGTGGTTGGAAAGCGACATTGCTGCATGGCTGACCGAGCGGCCCCGCGGAGTCCAAGATGATTCCTAACGCCACCCTTGTCTTCGGACCCCCCGGCTGTGGGAAGACACACTTCCTGCTGTCCAAGATCCGAGATGCGTTGGCCTCTGGCATTCATCCGTCGCGCATTGTCTTCGTGGGATTTACCCGCAAGGCAATCCGGGAAGCGGTTGACCGTGCCTGCACGGAGTTCGGCCTGACGGAGAAGGACCTGCCATTCTTTCGGACGCTGCACTCGATGGCGTTTCGAGCCTTGGGTATTGGCAAGGGCGACATGATGGGGCCCGACGACTACCGTACACTGGGCAATGACTTGGGCATGGACCTGTCGGTCAAGTCGACATCCTTCGACGACGGCACGATCATCCCGTCATACGACGGCAACGGTGCGCGGTACTTGTTCTTGGAAGCACGGGCCCGTTACCGGGGTGTGTCGTTGGAGCAGGAGTTCAATGAGGCACAGGACTGGGACTTGCACTACCCGCTGTTGGAGAAGCTGCACCGGGCGCTGACCAGCTACAAGGCTGCGACGGGGAAGTTTGATTTCGTGGACCTGATCGAACAGTACATTGTTCAGTGCGACGCACCGCACTCTGACATGGTCATTGTCGATGAGGCACAGGATCTAAACTACCTGCAGTGGAAGATGGTGGCCAAGCTCTTTGAGGCGAGCACCGAAGGGTACATCGCCGGGGACGACGACCAAGCGATCTACCGGTTTGCCGGTGCGGAGGTGAGCGAGTTCATCTCGATGTCGGAGAAAAAGATCGTGCTCGACCAATCCTACCGGTTGCCGCGCAAGGTCTGGGAGCTGGCCAACCAGCTGAGCAAGAGGATCAAGGTCCGAGAGCCGAAGGTCTTTAAGCCACGGGAAGAGATTGGCAACGTGCAGTATCACCTTTCGTGGGACACCCTACCGTTAGACAAAGACCACAGCTTTACGATCATGACCCGCGTCAACAGTTTCATGTACAGTTTTGCCAGCAAGTTGGAAGATGAAGGGTTCATCTTCAGCATCAAGGGCCGGTCGTCGATTGACGAGACTAAGGCACAGGTTGTGAGGCTGTGGGAGCGCCTGCAGGAGGGCGAGGAGCTGCGGCTGGGGGAGGTTGTCCACCTTTACAAGAACGCCGCCAAGCGGGGCGACAGAGCGGCGGTGAAGCACGGTGCGTCTAAGCTGCTGGAGGCTGCAGATCCGGAGCAGTTCTACGGCTACGACCTACTGGTCTCGGACTACGGCCTGACGGCGCCGATCTCTACAAGCCCTCTCGATATTGCGCAGATGAGCGAGCGGGAAAAACTTTACTACGATGCGATCAAGCGTCGGGGCATCGACCCTTTGCAGCCGCCTCGTATTAAGCTGTCCACCTTTCACACGATGAAGGGTGGTGAGGATGAGCACTGCGTGGTGTACCTTGGGACAACCAAGGCCTGCGCGGAGAACGACCCCGACGACGAACATCGGGCATTTTACGTGGCCATCACCCGTGCGAGGGACACCCTCCACGTTTTAGAAACAGACAAACGATACAGGTACGAGCTATGAAACGGGACGACACCCTCGACACCGCAAAGAACTTGGTCAACGGAGCACGGGCCAAGGACTACGGCGATGCATTGCTGAACCACCAGCGTATTGCTGACGGCTGGAATGTAATTGCCAAGGCCGCGTTCGATAAGCACGGCCGCATCCTGCCTGCACATGTGGCGCTGATGATGGACTGGGTAAAGACCAGCCGCCTGCTTGAGACGATTGCACATGAGGATTCGTGGGTGGACAAGGCCGCGTACTCTGCGCTTGGGGCGGAGTTCACCAGCAATGCAGAATAATTTGTTCGGTGACCTGCCCCATGTAATCCGCGACGAGATGAACCTGATCGAGAAGGAGTGGCACATGCCCACATCCTTCCCCGATCTATCAGAGTACAAGCAGATCGCCGTCGACCTTGAGACCAAAGATCCGAGGATCAAGGACCTCGGCCCGGGCTGGTCCCGTAAGGATGGCCACATCATTGGTGTCGCAGTCGCGGCGGGAGATCAGTCGTGGTATCTTCCGATCCGTCACGCCAACGGACAGAACCTAGATGCTCGAATGACAATGAAGTGGTTGGCCAAGCAGCTGGCTGATCCTCACAAAGACGTGATCATGCACAACGCCACCTATGACGCAGGTTGGCTGAGGGCTGAGGGCGTAGAGATCAAGGGCCGCATCGTCGACACGATGATCACCGGCGCGCTGGTCGACGAGAACCGTTGGTCCTTTGGCCTCGATGCGATGGCTCGGGATTACGCGGAAATTCGTAAGGACGAGAAGCTCCTGCAGGCTGCGGCCAAGGAGTGGGGCATCGATCCCAAGGCTGACATGTGGCAGCTGCCGCCGAAGTATGTGGGCCTGTACGCGGAGCAAGATGCGGTGGCCACCCTCAAGCTTTGGGAGGCGCTGAAGATTGAGATGGAGCGTCAGGACCTGTGGTCGATCTGGAATCTTGAGAACAGCTTGATCCCCTGCCTGCTGGACATGCGGACCAATGGTGTGCGTGTTGATCTGGAAAAGGCGGAGCGCAACAAGAAGCTGATCAAGGTGAAGGCCGACGAGCAGCGTAAGATACTGCGCGATGCGGCTGGGTTTGACGTAGACATCTGGGCTGCGTCATCCATCGCCAAGATGTTTGATAAGCTGGAGCTAAGCTATCCGAAGACGGAGCAGGGCGCGGCGTCTTTTACCAAGCAGTTCTTGAATGCCCACGAGCATCCTGTGACAACGTCTCTGGTGCGTCTGCGGGAGCTGGACAAGGCAGACGCCACGTTCATCGACAGCATTTTGAAGCACGAGCACAACGGCCGCATCCATACGGAGCTGCACTCTACTCGCAGGGACGAGGGCGGCACGGTGACCGGGCGGTTCAGCTCCTCGAACCCGAACCTCCAGCAGATCCCGGCTCGTGATCCGGAAATCAAGAAGCTGATCCGTGGCCTGTTCATTCCCGAAGAGGGCTGCAAGTGGGGGTCGTTTGACTACTCCTCGCAGGAGCCGCGCTTGCTGGTGCACTTCGCCGCGTCGATGCCGGAGAACATGCAGCACCCAATCGTCGGGGAGATCGTCGATGCGTTCAACACATCCGATGTGGACCTGCACCAGATGGTGGCCGACATCGCAGGGATCAGTCGCAAGGAAGCGAAGACCGTGAACCTCGGCATCATGTACGGCATGGGCGTAGCTAAGTTAGCTAATCAGCTTTCGATCTCCGACACCGACGCAAAGATCCTGCTTGGCACCCACCATGACCGCGTCCCTTTTGTGCGCCAGCTTGCGGAGACAGCTACCCGGCAGGCCGAAAAGAACGGCCAGATCCGTACGTTGCTCGGCCGC